TCTAGTCTTCTGACTCGTTGTTGAAGTAAATTTTCATATAATTCTTTGTGGTGTTTTTTATTATAATCTATTGATTGTTTTGCCAAACAAATTCTTTCCGATTCTGGTCTGTGTATATGCGATATTCCGTTTTCGTCATCATCTAAGAAAATAGATAGAAACCCAACAAGAATAGATTTAATATTCCACATCGCACTCCATTCGTTTGAATGATAACCAGTATTCGACAAACATATTTTTTTGTTTTCTACAAATCTCCCGTTTGGTGTTAACATCATAAAATCTGGTGGTTTAAATGGATACTCTGGGTGATGCAATATTTTTCCGATATATTCACCACCAGTATATGCATCAAATTTATTTTTTTCGTCACTATGAAGCAAAAAATGCCATTGTAACATATTATCTTGATCTACGTAATAATCAATACAGTCAAATGGATCTTTGTCTAACATTCTAATATCATTCATTAACCGTTTCATACATATTCTGTTCAGTGTTGTCATTTTTATATTTATTTATTAAACTATTATTATCCATATTGGGAAGATTAATCAATTTTTTACTTCGAAAGTACTTAAAAAAATGTGTGGAGTATATAACATAATTATTTGAGAAAAAATGGATAAAGAAGACCAATTTAAAGTTTTTGTTGGAAATGTTCCGTTCGAGTGCACAGATAAAGATTTCATTAATCCTTTTAAAGACATGGATGGGTTTGTTGACGCAAAAGTAATAAGACATCCAAAATCATTAACATCTACAAGAGGATTTGGATTTGTTTGTTTCGAAAAACAGGAACATATTGACAATTTATTAAAAAATACGATTAAAATTAATGATAGGGAAGTAAGAATATCTAATTATGAAAAGCAAAAACCACATCCTGTGTATGCAAAAAAATATTTTTCCGAATATCCAAATAAACTTTTTGTGCAAAATATTCCTCCAAATATAACACACGAGAAATTTGAAGAATATTTTTCAGAATACGGGGCAGTATCGCGTTGTTATCTAATTACAGACAGAGATTCAGGTATTCATAAAGGAAAAGGTGTCGTTCATTATATGGATATGGAATCATATAATAAGGTAATGAACGAAAAACATGAGATGAATGGAAAAGAATTAAAAATACAAAATTATAGACAGCCAATAAATGGGAACGGAAATAGTAATGGTAAAGAAAATAAGGTTGCACTTGCCTTTTCTAACGGATATCAACAAGGTTTTAAAGCTGGATATCAAGTAGGAAAAGTAGAGCAAATGAAATTATTGGCTGATTTACATAATAAGAAATAAGAAATAAGAAATAATTGAAAAAATATTATATTATTTATTCTAATTAATCCTAACAATAAGAATAAAATAATCAAGATGGTTTTATATCCTGATTATTTAAACGAAAAAGAATTAGAAGGTGGTATAGTTGGCGAAGTAGTTTATTCATTATACCGATTTTCATATTTAATAAAAATCAAAACAAAAGAAGAAATTATAACAATAACCGATCCAATAAAAGGAAACAGATGTTTATATGGTGATATAGTATATATAATTGACGGCGAAGTAAAATGTATTTTAAAAAGATGTCTATCGAAACTTCCAGGTGTGCTTAACCTCTCCTCAAAAACATTTCTGAAAGGAAAATCTAAAACACCAAAAAAAGTATTTACACCATATAACGAAATGTACCCGTGTTTTTATGTAGGATCTCGAAAAAGAACACAGACATGTGATTCATATGCTATTATTAATTTTGTCGACTGGCCAAAAACATATACATACCCATCTGGAAACATAGTTGATTTAATTGGAACTGTTGGTAATTTTGAAGTAGAGAAAGAATATTTAAAATATTGTTGTGAAATTAGAAGAAAAAAAATACGTATATCGTACCCACTATCGATAGAAGATGACATATATGAAAGAATAAATTCAAATGATTTATTTGTATTTAGTATTGATCCAGAAGGATGCTTAGATATAGATGACGCTTTCAGTTTCAATAGACTTCCAGATGGAAATTTAGAAGTTGGTGTGCATATTGCAGATGTTAGTTCATATATTAAAGAAGGATCGGAACTAGATTCGGAAATTATGAAAAGAGGGTTTTCATATTATTTGCAATTTGAAACAAACAATATGTTACCAGATGAATTAGCAACGGAAATATGTTCGCTAAGACAAAATAAAATAAGTAAATCGTTGTCAATATTTTTTGTTGTTGACAAAGAAAATAAAATAAAATTTACTGGAATTAAAAGATTATCAATTATAAACAGATTCGCTATTAGTTATGAAAAAGCAACAGATATATTGGAAAAAAAATATGGCAATGTGAATTTGATAGATGGTTTAGAAAATCTAGAATATGTATCTAAAATAATAAGACCGACATCTAATAATATGCATGAATATGTAGAGGTTATGATGGTTTTTGCAAATTCGTATATTGCAAATAGGATAATGGAATTACCTGAATGTTTATTGCGATTTTATGATGGTACGAATGCTAATACAGATCACGATAAAGTTTCTAATATAATAAAATTCATTAAAAGTGATAGTGCTAAATATGTTATGTATAAAACACAGAAAAGTAAACCACCGGTCCACAGTATTTTTGATAGTGTGTATACTCATTTTACATCACCAATACGAAGATATTCTGATATTATTGTACATAGATTAGTTAATCAATTAATATGTCCTTCTGGTTATAAAGTAAAAGATATATGTGATCCTCTAAATAATATTCAAAAAAATATAAAAAAAGCCGAAAGATTATCGAATATTTTATCTCTCTGTTATAAATTATCTGATAGTGGTGAAACAATTTCTGAATGTGACGCGTCTATCGTAAGTATTAGAAAAAACAGTGTGTTATTATATATACATAAATTCGATGTGATTGCAAAATGCCAATTATATTCTATGTATTTAGAACATTGCTTTGATATTGAGTTAACTGAAAATTCAATATCGATTGTTCCAAAAACTATATGTGATGATATTATAAATGAAAGTGTTATTCTCAAATTAGGGTCCAATGTTACCGTTAAAATAGTTATAACATTAAGTTCTCCAACAATAAAAAATAAATTTTTAGTACAAATCATTAATCCAGATATGAGTCAAATATTTGAAAAAACAGCATCATAATTTTATTGTTTTCAGATTATTGTTATTAATATAAGTTACAGTATTTTTTTCAATTAGTTTCCACTCGTCGATTTTACTTTCATTATTCAATGGTTCAGACGATACAATAAATTCATTCGATAATATATCTTGTTTCAAATAAAGTGAAGGTGGCTTTTGGTTTTTTTTATTCATATATCTAACGATGTAAGGCATTTTGTCTTGTATTAAAACAAAATTTATACAAATAACTAATTTCTCATCTAACGAATTTAAAAATTTTAAAGCGTCTTCAATTGCTAAAATTGTATCTCTACTTTTCATATAACTCAACAATAAATAAAATAAATATTCACTATCCGTTGTCCCTTTTATTTCAACGAGTAACTTGTCATCAATATCACATATCCACTTTTTTTTGAGAACACCATCTGAAAATGATTGTATGATACCATTACAACAAAACATAGTATTTTCATAAAGAAATGGGTGACAATTATAACAATGAACAGGTGTAAAACGTTGTTTCAAAGTATTTAGTCGACATGTTGCTCTAATATGCGCTAAAAAAAATGGACTTTCGATTAAATTTAATATTAATTTAAAATTTTTATCGTTCCACGCAGGAATTATATTTGTATATGACTCAAATTTATTTTTATTTAAAAATCCTATTCCAAAACCATCAAGATTAATAGGAGGGTTATGATCATTATCTTCATCAAAAGGTAAAAATGGCATCTTATAACATTGTTTAAAAAACGCATGACTTTCTCCCCATAACATATTTTTTATTTTATTTGTATTAATATTTGTTTTCGAAAATATAAATAATATTCTACACATTGATATATATATATTATCGATTCATAAATAAAAATATTAATACGTAAATCGTTCACTCATATTATATCCATCCAATAGATCTCATTGTTTGTTGTCTAGCACAAACACCACATGATTGAGATAATGGATTGCAGTCGCATCCGCAAAAACAACATTTATTATATTCATGATTTGAATTATCGTCTGGTGCAACAAATATTTTTTTATTCAATTCATCGGTTTTTTGTTTTAGTACAAAATGAAAAGTACACATATTATCAGTTGTTGCAACTTTTTTACATTTTCTTGTTCTACCTGTTTTTTTATCTATAACGTCGTGTTGGCATCTCATTTTATAAATACATTTATTAAATTTTATTATATTTCAATAAAAATATTCAATTTTATTGCATAAAAACAAAACAATATTTTATTGTTTTTCGTTTTCTTTGTACAATGCATAAAAAATTATAAGACATTCTTTTTTAATATTTTCACAAATTGGATTATTTTTCATTTGGATTTCATCTATAGATACACTTTTATCGCTATCATATATATACCATTTATTAAATTTTAGGAGCAATGTATAATATTTGATGTCAGATGTTAATGATTTTTTTTTACAAATTGCTGATAAAAAATTCCAAGTTAATTTTTCTTTTTTTGGTCCAACATTTGCTATTGATATACTTTTTTGTATATCAATATCTACATTTTCATTCTTTTTTCTATTTATTACTAATGGTAATATTAAAGGGATATTTCCGATTCTTTTAGATGGATGTGAAATTGCCTTTTGAGTTATATTTGTCCAATTATTTATTAGACTTTTTACATTTATTTTTTGTATATTATCTGGAACTTCTAGTGTTATATAATCTGTATTGTAATTTTTTATTTTTTTGTTTATTTGAATGTTTTTTCCTTCCAAAAGATTCCATAAAAAAGAAAAAAAATCTATTGCACTATTACAAGATTTTTTCCACCCATATATTTCACAAATATTTTTAAAAAATGCGAAAAAAGGTTCCACAGATTTCATATTTTCATTTAATTGATTAAGAAGCCCATATTCCAAACTTGCCTGTACTAAATATTTTTCATCTTTACTAAGTTTTTTTTCTAAAAGATGTGTTGTTTGGTATGGTTTACTCCAAAACAAAGATATTAATATATTATTTATATAAGATTCTGATGTTTTATTTGTTAAATTATTAATCATGAAATTGTCCATATAGAATTTCTATTAACCGTATATTGATTAATAGAAATTAATTAAATGTAATTTTCAACTTTTATTAATAAATGAAAAATTACAAATACCTTGTAATATCGTCCGGCATTTCCTCTATTTGTGTATTATAATATTCTTGCAATCCCATCATAGCATCATAATCATATTTTGTTGTAAAATTAATTGCAACACCTTTACGTCCAAATCTACCACTTCTTCCAATTCTGTGCAAATAACTATCTCTATCTTTCGGAATATCATAATTGATAACAACAGAAACCTGTTGAATATCAATACCTCTTGCCAATAAATCCGTAGAAATCAAAATCCTGGAAACACCAGATGTAAATAATCTCATAATGTCTTTTCGTTCTGTGTGTGTCATATCACTATGCATACATGAGACTGTAAAGTCTTTTTCAGTTAACATCTGTTGTAACCAGTCTACCTTTTTTCTAGTATTAACATATATTATAGTTTGAGTTATTGTCAATAGTGCGTAGATATCTTGCAAAGTATCAAGTTTGTATCTTTCTTCACCTATGTTTATATAATATTGTTTAATACCTTCCAATGTTAATTCCTCTTTTTTAACTATAATTTTTACTGGTTTTATTCGTAATTCTCTTGCAATTTCATTCATATCAAGCTTTTCATAAGTAGCTGATATAAGAACAATTTGTGTTTGATCATGTAAATAATTTATTATATCTATCATATTTGGTAAGAAATTACCATATAACAATGAATCAGCTTCGTCCATGATAAATGTTTTTAAATTATCAGTTTTAACAATTCTTTCTTTTAGTAAATGTTCAATTCTTCCAGGTGTACCGACAATAACTTTTGCCCCATTTCTTATTTTAAAGATAGTATCGCGTATGGAACTTCCACCAATTGCCACAATACATTTTATATCCATAAAATTACCAATTGAATCAAACACTTTACCAATCTGAGTTGCCAATTCGTGTGTCGGAACAACAATCATAATTTGTATTTCCGGTGTATCATCACACCTTGCCAAAGAACCAATTGCAAATGTTCCAGTTTTACCAGTCCCAGACTGCGCTTGCCCGATTATGTCTTTTCCTTTACTTATTGGCACAATGGCTTTTTGTTGG